GCACAGCGGCGGCAGCAGGACATGGCCCAGGCGGCACAACAGCCGCAAGCCGCACAGCAGGCCATACTGCCGGCATCGCAGAAGGAGGCGTTGCCTCCGACATCCGTTCCCATACAGCCCACGTTTTCTGTTCCCCCGGCTCCGGCCATGCCCCCTGCCCCAGCATTGCCATTGGAGCAAGTCCATATGGTGCGCGAAGCCAATGACGCGCAGGAGAAACTCAATGAGAATATGGAAGCCCTGACGGCAGCCGTCAAAGAGCAAACCCGCCTTATGGATGAAGAACGGCAGGCCCAGTTGTTTGGGGATAATCTGGGTTTTTCTGCGGCAGTCGCAGATTTCAAGTCAGCGGTGCAGGATGTTCAGAGGGGCGGGCAAGGGTATATGCGCGGCACCTATAACGAGGGGGGCGCTCCGGATCCGAATTTTTATGGAAATCTGCCCACACAATCGCAAATGGTCAAGGCAGACGCGCAACCAATGTTTGTGCCGGAACAGGGTAAGGAAAAGCGCGGCATCCGCAATAACAACCCAGGGAATATTGACCGTCTCAAAGGAGAACGGTGGGTAGGCGAGATCAATAATCCGAACGAAAGCCGCCATGCTACCTTCATCACGCCGGAACATGGACTGCGCGCCCTTGGCCGCAATTTGATGAGTTACAAGAGCAAGCATGGTCTTGATACCATCAACGGCATTATCGACCGCTGGGCGCCTCCGAACGAAAACGATACCGAAGGCTACAAAAAATTTGTGGAGCAGAAGCTCGGTGTGGATCGCAACGCCAAGCTGGACATGAAAGATCCTAAAGTGCTCACGGCGCTTGCCCATGCCATTGTGAGGCGTGAAAACTCTGTAGACCCTTATACAGATGAACAATATCAAAAGGGTATAGAAGCCGCATTGGGTATGCGAGAACTTGATATTCCCGAAGCGGTGCGGATGAAGCTGGCCGACGTTTCCCCATCTGTGGCTGCCGCAGCGCAAAACGGCAATGTCCCATCTATCGCTGCACAGACGGGCGTGAAGCTCAAAGAAGACGGTTCCATTGATTTATCTACGCTCAAGGGATTGCAGTCCATTGGTTATGACAGTGGAAACGTCAATATCAAGGACATGGATCCTGAAACAGCGGCCCGCATGGCAGCCTTCGCCCAAGAGCATGAGCAGATTACAGGCGAGAAACTAATCATTTCAGAAGGCTATCGCAGCTACGACGAACAAGTACGCCTTCGTAACAAACTTGGCGCAGGACTTGCCGCGACGCCTGGAAAATCAAACCACGGGACAGGCGTTGCCTTTGACATCAAGGCTGGCGGAGTTCGATCAGGCGGTCAAAATATTAAGCGTTTGGAAGCTATTTACCGTAGCAAGGGATTGGATTTTGGTAAGCAACTTGAAAAATATGGCCTGTATCGGCCACTCTTAAATGCCAAAAATCCAGAAAACTGGCATATTGAGGCCCTGGACAGAAAAACAGTGGCCATGCAGCAAGACCGAGCTGCACTGAATAGTGGGAAACGTAAAGGCTCCGCATACATCAGCGATGCCGAGCGAAAGCTATATATGCCTGGGACGCCTGCAGCACTTTCTACCGCAGTGGCCGAGGGTTCCCAACCGCATCCAGTATCAAATAGCGCCGGCCCCAGCGGGGTACCCAAACCTCAAATGACACCGCAGCCCGTGGCCGCCGCCGAAGACAAAGCACGGCCCGCTACTGCTCGGCCTGCTATTTCGGCCCAACCAGCCCTTTCGCCACAGACGCCGCAAGCAGCAGCGATACCAGCGGCGGCGAGTGCCGCTTCAACGAGAAAGCCGGAGCGGGTTGAATCCGTGCGCGTCATTGACCCTGAACGTGATGCAAAACCGGGCGGAGGCGGCGACAATTCCGCGCTTCTAGCGATGTTGGGCAAAATCCTGACAGCCATTGAGGCAAACGGGCGTCGGGCCGCCGCGATGGCGAAGGGAAGCGGGGGTGACGGAATGCCCTCCATCAGCACGGAGTACGATGATCCTGCGGCGCAGGGCATGGCCAAGGACGCGGCATAGCGAGGCGATGACATGGCATTTGAGGAAGCAAGCTGGCGGATGCGTTCCGCGCCCGCGTCGGACATGGCCCGGACGCTGGAAGGCAACGCCATGTCAGAGCGGATTCAAGAATGGCTGGCCACCCCGGAAGGCACGGTCGCCAACAATCCGTCCTGGGGGCACAACCTGTCCAGGTTCAAGCACGATCCGCTGTCGGAAGGAAACGGCCTTGAAGTGCAGATTGAACTTGCTCTTTCGCGGAAGATGCCCCTGGACATAGACGACCTGCGGCTTGTTGCCGTCAATGTGGAAGTCAGGGACATTGACCTTGCGCATGTGGTCATTGTCCACCAGTACGGACAGGAAAACCTGCAAATCAAGCTCTAGGGGTGCGCGCAATGATACTTTCCGATGCGGCTTTCGAGAGATTGAAAACAGAACTCGCCGGCATGGATTCATGGAAAGACCTCACTGGCTCGCAATTCGTCAAGCATCTTGCCATCTTCATTGGATGGGCCATTGAAGATGCCGCCAATAAAGTCGAGCGTGCCAGGCATGAGGCATTCATTGACACCGCGCTGAACCGTTCCTCCATCCTCGCGCACGGCGAAGGCATGGAATATATGCCCCGTAAGCCCATTCCGGCTGCGGGACGGGTCACGGTGACAAATCAGGGAGAATATCCCTTTACTCTGGTGCGCGAGCGCGAGTTTATGTCGGACGCGCAGGTTGTGTTCACGCTGACCGACACCATAACCGTCCCCGCCGGCGGCAGCGTGGACGCGCCGGTGGAACAACGCAGCAGGGAAACTCTGGAATTTGCCATCGACGCGGCCACGCCGTTCTATGAACTGCTCCTGGGGCGTGACATCTCGCGCCATGTGGTGTCTTTTCGGGTATTCGTGGCCGAAGACGGGGAGAACTACGTCGAGTGGAACTATGACCGGCTGCTGACCAATTCCTACTCCGATTCTCTGGTGTTTGACGAGTTCTACCATTTCACCGACCAGATAGGCATACGTTTCGGCAACGGCGACTTCGGCAAGATACCCGCAGCAGGCTCCAAGGTGCGCGTGGATGTCGTGCTCACTGACGGGAATGTGGTGCTGCTGGAAAAACAGACGCTTTATCCCGTTGATGAAATCACGGATGATATGGGCCAGATTGCCGCAGCGCAAATTGCGGTGTCGCAGACCATCCAAAACGGCGTCAATCAGGAAGACACGGAAGAGATGCGGCGCGATCTGCACTATGCGCCTGTGTATAATGAGCGTCTTGTATGGGACAATGACTACAAGTATTTCCTGCGGCGACGTTTCCCTGAAATTGTATTTGCTGTTGCCTGGGGCGAGGAAGAAGCCGAAAAAATGTGGGGATACGACATAAACCATATCAACAAAATATGGATATGCGCCTATTCTCCAAAGCGCGACATCAAAGACGTTGCCATGCAGGCGATACGCGATGTTCCGTTCATGTGCCGCAATTTCCAATGGTACGAGCCGGAGCATATTGAATTTTCCCTGAATATTACCGGGAAGGTGCTGAAAGATTGCGTCCTGTCGGAAGTAAAGTCAGCCATCGTAAACGCGCTGGATGCCGCCTACGGCAAGACATCACCCACACGGCGGGACGTGGTGCTCTTGCACGAGGTCTATGAGGCTGTCTATTCCACAGGTTACTTTGAAAAGGATTCCGGGGCATGGTTCGAGGCCACCATACAGGGGCAGCCCAAGGCGGATCTCATTTACCAGATGGTCAGCATTGACATGGACGCCACGGTCATTGAACTTTCGTACAGGGACGGATAGGCAGAATTTAATTTCACCCTCCATATCTGGCATATTTAGACAGTTTTTTATTGTTCCCTCTTGCCATGTGTTTTTACCCTTGTCGGAACTGAAACAATCAGGCCGCCAAGGGTATTTTCTTGAACAACTGGCTTGTAAACCGCCTCACGCCTGCGAAGGCGAAGGAGCCCAGGTGGGCCGACTTCGCCACAGCCTTGGAACGTCTCTGGGAAGATTTTTTTGACCCGGAGATGTCCAGGCTCGAACGGCTGCGCTCTTCCTACACGGCGGACGATGCCGACCTTGCCAAGAAAATCCGCCAGATGGGCGACTATTTCTCTTTCGAGATGCCGAAAGAGGCTGACCGTCCCATAGCCCTGGCATGGCGTCGGCTCGAAATTGAATACAAGGACATGGAGCTGATTCTGCGCTCCGTGTTCCGCAGGCACTTCGGCGATTTCCCGGTTGAGTGGTATCCGCTCTTTGCTCCTTCCGCCAAGGAATATGGCACCGAGTTCATCACAAGTGATTACCTGCTTGAGGATGCGTGGTCGAAGAATATTCCGCCGGACGGGTATTTTCTCACATCGCGCGGCATCGTGGGCGTGGACAAGCTGGGGCTCTTTCGAGAGGGCCTTTCCAAAGACCGTTTCCGCGACGAGGCGCACCCGCTGGTGGTTCGCACAAAGCCGCTCCATATCGTCTTTGACGGCTTTCTTTGGTTCATTCGGTACGACCTGGGCGTGTTTGACCCAGCCATGTCAGTGACGTGGGACAACTGCCACAGGATAGAACTTCAGTTCGGGCCGCTGGGCGCCCGCTACGACTACACTCCTGCAGACGTGCGCCATGCCGACATTGGCGTTTTCGAGATGCCGCGCGACGTTTCGCGGCATGTCGCCATAGCCTTTTGGGCTGATTCGGACTGGCACCTCGACCGTTTTCTCCCCGACGGATTCGGCGACCTGCTGCCGCTTGATCTTGTGATGCCGGGGCGAGAACTCATGGCGCCGCAGCGCCTTTCCACCGTCTATGCCGAAGGCGAACGGCTTGTTTGCGTCCCCCTCTCTGCTCCTGCCATGTCGTTGAGCGGCAAGCGGGGCAGGACTTCGACCGTGTACGCTGCGCCCGGCACGCTCAAACGGCATGGGGAAACCGAACGGAGCCAGGGCATACGTTTTCTTGACGTATCCGCATGGCGCCTCGACCGCTACCTGCCTGACGGCTTTGGCGATTTGCTCCCTCTCGACAGAGTGCGAAGCGGCAACGAGGCGGCTGATACGTCAGCCATCAGCATGGTGCTGCGCGAGCTCGAAAAAAGCGTTGCGCTGGATTTTCAACATGCGCTCGGCATCCAGCAGGAGCGCAAAACGCGCGCATTCACTGTGCCTGCATCGTTCATCTGTTCCACGGCTTCCGAAAGATGCCGTTTTCATGCCGCAATGCCGGCTTTTGAGGAGATGGAAAACCCGCTTGACCGTCTCCCCGGTGAAGACGGCATCAGCGTGGATTTTGCCCCGCTTGATTATCCCTATGGAGGGTATGTGTGATGTCGGACGGAACTGTCTATCAGCGTTCCAAGCTGCTGAATAAATACTATGAAAAGGTCGGCATGGCGGCCGCCGGGCAAGGTGTCTGCCCCCGTTTTGAAGAGTTCCGGGCGGGCTTTGGCCTCGTCGATGTTTCCGACCCGGACGCCCCTGTCCTGCTCGACATCCCAGCCAACATGACTGACGTGCCGGAAGAATTTTACCGGGGAGCCGTGGAGGCCGAGTATTCCAACGGCGTCACCGTCTGCAAATGCGAAATACCCGCCGGCGCGGTATCGACCCCCCATAAATACAACCTCATTGGCATCTACGACCAGGACGGCGATCTGGTTGCGGTCTGCACGACGTTTCCCGACTGGGTGACGCCGACCGAGGCAGACCGCAGTTACCCGGCGCTCACATTCCCCGTGGAAGCCGTTGAAGGGACGGAGGGTTAACCATGAGTCAGTCCATCGAAACAATGTCCGCGCCTGTGCTGCGCCAGTCGGTGCGGTTTGGCGAGCGGTATGTATCCAGCGCCCTTAACCGTAAACTTGCTGGCATTCTTAGCCCCGGCGTGTACCGCGGCTTCGTGGTCAAGCCCGGCGGGGCAGGCAAAGTGCTTGTCACGCATGAGGACGGCTCCTCCCGCAGCGTCGCCGTTGTGGAGCGCGATGGCTACAGCCTCACTGTCACCATGGACGACCCTGGGTATGTGGAAATCCCGGCGTCCGGCACATGGCATATCGTCATTGAGGCATTCTACGTCGAAACGCAGCCCGGCTATCAGCGAATTGTGGCGAGAGAAAAACTGAATGACCACCATATTCTGCTCGCCACAGTTACTGTTGAGGATATTTCTTCTGACATCACGGATGACATGATCAATGTTGATAGGCGTGATGTCGCAGAATCAGTGCAGATATTTGGTTTTGTGCAGCATTCTTTGATTCGAGAGGCAAGGGCAACGGCTTCCAGAATACGTTTAATCAGGAACAGTATTTTGGAATCGCTGGCGAGAATTGATCTCAAGAATGATGTTGAATTTGCCAAGATGCAGGAAATGTTGCGATTTGTTCATACTGCAAAGCATAACATTATTTTAATGCGCCGCATTGCAAGTGTTGAACTGGCGTTAGCTATGGGTATCGGCAACAGCGTCATACCTGTGTTCACAGAAACTTTATCCCCTGCTGGATATACAGCTGTCGGAGGGGCAAAAATTGCTCCTATCTCTATCGTTGATAACAAATCAGTTGCACCTGAAGATGCTGCGCTGATAGTCAATATTACACATATAGACTAAACGGGGGTGCATTATGGTAGATCTAGCGCATTTTACACGCAATGGGAAACCCCTAAAGACACCGACAAGTGAAGTCTATGACGAGGAAACAAAAAAATATCTCCCAACCATTTTGTCTGAATTTAAGCACGAGATGCAGTCATTGAGACAGGCCGTTCAAGGGAACACGAAAAGCTTTGTCGCTCCCGACATTGCCGCCCGTGATGCTCTGACCGGCATGAACGTCGGTGACCAGTGCTGGGTGCTCGACGCCAGCGCCGACAACACCGTCGCTGCCGGTGCGGCCGGTTATGTCTGGCAGGGGGCATCCTCTGGATGGGTCAAGACAACAGAGAGTGAAAGTATGGATGACGCCCTCCATGTAACCACGCTGCCAACGTCCATGCCGGAAGGATTGCGGGATGGAGGGAGGCTGACTGTGGATATTGAAAAAATATAAGTCAATCCGGCCAAAGCATTGGGCCGAGGCCATGTCCAGTGATTGTTACTCCGGAGACAGCACTGGAACAAAATAAAGCACAGGAGTGTAAATCATGCCCTTTTCCATTTCCGAAACCATCAAGAAGGTCGTCAACTTCCGCCGCTCCGGCGACACCCTCATCAAGGAACATGCCGAAACCGACGGCGGCATGGTGCTGCTCACCGCCCAGAACGGCGTGACCGGCGCCAACGCGCAGGCCGAGTTCGAAGCCATCCGTACGCTCATCTCTGGCATGCAGAGCACCATCGACGGGCAGACCAAGATGTCCGTCGTGGCCAACATTGCCGCCCGCGACGCCCTGACCGGCATGAACGTGGGTGACCAGTGCTGGGTGATCGACGCCAGCGCCGACAACACCGTCGCTGCCGGTGCGGCCAAGTACATCTATCAGGACACCACCAACGGCTGGGTGAAGACTGCCGAGGCGGAATCCATGGATGTGACCGTGAACTGGGGCGATGTGCAGAACAAGGAAGTGGACGTGCTGCACGTCGCCAGCACGCCCGAAACCATGCCCGAAGGCATCGCCGATGGTGGCCTGGTAATCGTGGAACAGGCCTAACCAATTCGCCCGCGCAGGCGGGCGGGATATAAAACCGCCAGCCTGCGCGGGCATTGCTGTGTTTCATCATAAGGGGATGTACCCATGCCCTTTTCCATTTCCGAAACCATCAAGAAGGTCGTCAACTTCCGCCGCTCCGGCGACACCCTCATCAAGGAACATGCCGAAACCGACGGCGGCATGGTGCTGCTCACCGCCCGGAACGGCGTGACCGGCGCCAACGCACAGGCCGAGTTTGAGGTTGTCCGTAGAGAACTGAATAGCCATGTTTCCGGTGAATGTTCCACGGCGGCTGGGACAACGGAAAAAGTCCTTAATGCCAGCAACTTCATCCTGCGCAAAGGTGCAACGGTTATTGTAAGGTTTGCCAACACAAATACTGCAAATAATCCCACGTTGAACGTCAACAACACGGGTGCGAAGTCAATATATTTTCAGGGCGCAGCTATTGAAGCGCGCGCACTCATGGCAAACAATACATATCTGCTGTATTACAATGGTGAACAGTATGACTTGATTTCTGCTGATATCATCACTGCCTATCAGACGCAGCTTGCTGAATATTACACACTGCTTACAAATATGGCAGCGCGTGTGTCAATATTAGAAACGCGCCTTGCAGAAATAGTTTCATGGTGCGCTTCAGAGCTGGGATACGAGGAAAGCCAATCGTAACCAATAAAAAGCGCGGTGACACCGCAAAAGGAGTTTGACTATGGCCACCTCCGACGAATTGCTCGCGGCGATTCAGAACTGCGAGGAAGAACTTGAGGAAACCTCTTCCGTATTGCGGCAGTCCGCAGAGCTTTTGGGCAACGCAGTACACAAAGTGAATAATGAGACCATCGGCGGCGTTAAAACCTTCACATCATCCCCAGTGCTTCCCGCACCTACGGCGGCCAACCATGGGGCGAATAAGAGTTATGTGGACACTGCTGCCACTGACGGGAAAAGCTGCGCCAACCTCATCCTTCGCAGCTCCGACACCGGCGACGACGTGGCCGCCGCCCACAACTGCATCTACCGCGGCAAGAATCTGACCAACGTCTATACGCTGGCCGAGCTGTCCGCGAAGCTGGCCGCAGGGGACTTCTCCGACCTCTACATCGGCGACTACTTCACCAGGAAGTTCACGCACGGCGGCAGCACGGTCGATGTGAACTTCCGCATCGCCCATTTCAACTACTGGAAGTACATGGGCGCTGTTGACGCCACCAACGGCCTGGCCATTGACGGCAGCAATCCGAACACCATCGGGCAAACCACGGCAAATCATCTTATCCTCATGCCCGACACCTCGCTGTTCAGCGCCCAGATGAACCCCACCAACGACACGACCGGCGCACTCCGCGGCTGCGCGTTGTGGGCGACCCTGCAGAACACCGTGTACGGCGAACTGAACGCTGCGAACTGCATGGACGGCCACATTGTCGGGCACAGCGATTGGCTGACAACCGGCGTTAATGCCACTGCCGACAGCATGGCAGGCTCCGCCCTGGTCGGCAGCTCGAATGCCAGCGCGTGGGCCGATGAGCTCATCGGGCTGTGTTCCGAACCCATGGTGTACGGCGGCACGGTCTGGAGTTCCTCCGCCCGCGATGTCGGCTGCAAAAAGGCGCAGCTTGCCCTGTTTCGGCTCGACCCGACGTGGATCAACGGACGAGCGGCCCGCTACGCCTGGTGGTTGGGCGCGGTGGCGTCGTCGACGGCCTTCGCCTATGCCGACAGCCGCGGCGGCGGTGCGTACTACGCCAGCGCGTCCCACTCGCGCGGTGTCCGCCCGTTTTTCCTGTTCGCGTAAATCTTCAATCCCCGCCCCCTTGTGGGGCGGGGATGCCATACAGGGCAAGATATGTCAGTGCCGGTCAGCAAGCGCACATTGTCAGATTTGGAGTTCTACCACACCGCATTCAAGATGCGGCTGGCGTTCACCAATCTGCTGCTGCGTGATTTTGCCATCAAGGACAAGGTGCGCAATCTGCAGGTTCTATCGGGTATGCGCGGCATGTCCGAGGAGGACACGCGGGCGCTTGCCGAGATTGCCGAGAAATACGGCTTCAAGCAGCCGGTCATCGAACGGTATCCGCATTGGTTGATAGACCACTTTCGGGAAACCATTTTGGGATTGCTCCGTGACCTGATGCAAAACATCATCGGGGCTAACACCATCTATGCGATAAACGAGAGGGAATATCTGGAACGCCGCTCCATGCAAAATCGCGCAATCATAAACTGCGAGCAACTTTTGCAGGAGATGCAGTACGTCATCCATGTGATACCGTGCGATATTGAGAAATTCATGCCATATGTTGAGATGATAGAGAAGGAGATAGCGCTGCTCAAGGGGTGGCGCAAGTCCGACAACCGAATATTGGCGCAAATCAAGGAGGGCAAGCGGAAAGCCCCCTCCAAGAAAAGCCAGGGCTGACCTTGTAAGGCCCGCTACAACTGGTGGTTGGGCGCGGTGGCGTCGTCGACGAACTTCGCCAATGCCAACAACAACGGCAATGCGAACTACAACAACGCGTCCAACTCGCGCGGTGTCCGCCCGATTTGCTGTACTCGCACTATGTGTAGGCAGTTGCCGATGCGAGTAAACAGGAAAGGAAGGTCAGTCCTTCCCCGTGAGAGCGGGGTAAACACGAGCGCATGATGCCGTCTGACACGTCAGGCACGGCTGTGAACATGCCTCACCGTCTTATGAGAACCAACAGGGGCACGGTATGAGCTATCTGGATATTGTGAGCGACGCGAACAACCTGTTCGACGCCTTTCAGATGGCGAAACGCGGGAGCGACTGGAAAGCATCCACGCAGCGCTGCCAGATGAATTTGCTGCGCAACATCAGCCAGCTTCGCCGCGCCCTGCGGGACGGAACATACCGGCAAATGCCGTTTTTTGAGTTTGTCTTGGCCGAACGCGGGAAGGTGCGGCCCATCAGGTCACAACACATCACTGACCGCATTGTGCAGCGATCCTTGTGTGACAATGCCCTCATTCCCGCCCTCTCCCCATACCTGATATACGACAACGGCGCGTCATTGAAAAACAAGGGTGTGGATTTCGCGCGCAGACGCCTGAAAGTCCACCTTGAGAAGTTCCTGCGGCGCCACCCTGACGGGTATGTGTTGCTCATCGACTTCTCGAAATTCTTTGACAACATCCCCCATGCCCAACTTCTGGAAAGTGTGCAGCGCCGCCTGGGCGGCGACACATCGCTACGCCCGTTGTTGGAGCATGTCGTGTCGTCGTTCAGCCCCGACGTTTCTTACATGACCGATGCCGAGTACGCTTCGAGCGCGCATGTGCCGTTCAGCAGCATTCGGCACAGGGAACGCCAAGCCGCATATCAGGGGCCCACGGGCAGGCTGAAACTGTCCAAGTCCATGGGCATCGGCAGCCAGATTTCACAAATCGGCGGCGTGTTCTTCCCCACAGTGATCGACAATTATTTCAAGTGCGCCATGGGGTTCAAATACTACGGGCGCTACATGGACGACGTATATGTCATCCACAGCGACAGGCAACGCCTTATGGAAGCGCTTGGAGAGTTTGAGCGGCAAGCCACGGCGCTTGGCATGTTTGTGAATCGCAAAAAGACGCAAATTGTCCGGCTGTCGCATGGATTCACCTATCTGAAAACCCGCTACGCAGTTGTGGGCAGGCGGATAGCAGCGAGGGCCGACAACTCGGCCTTTGTGCGGGAACGGCGAAGGCTGAAGCGTTTTCGCGGACTGTTCGAACGCGGGCTGATGACGCGCAAGATGGTCAGCGATGCCTATCAGTCCTGGCGAGGGTCTGTGTTGCGGTACGCACATCGCAGACAGAACCTTCGCTTCACTGACAATCTCTACTTGCGGTTGTTCTACTACAACTGACAAACATCGAAGGAGAACACTATGCCTCTGACTGATGAACAGCGCATGGACATGGAACAGGAAATTCACGATGGCATGTCCAAGCTCACTTCGGGAGCGTCCGAAATCGGCGACTGGAAAGTTGCCAAATACCAGGAGTACGTCCTTGCCGGACAAGAACCACCCTATGACATTGCGGAGCTCCATGCCAAGCGGCAGGCCGTCCGCGACCGCATCAATGAACTCCGTGCCAAGCTCAATTCTTGAGCTTGTGGACTTGGTTGAGGCCCAAGCGGCAATCATCAAGCGGCAGCAATACGAAATTGAGCAACTCAAGATTGCCCTGGAAATAGATTGAGGCGTGGCGGGGCTCCAAACGGCCCCGCCACCAAACCGGGAGTGGCAATGAATCTCCGTGAATTTCTGGGCGGCGACCTCACGCCCATTGAGCATTGCGTGTACGCGGCGCTCATGCAGGGCGTAGTCACGCTGGCCCTGTGGTGGGTCTCCCCGGCCCTTGCCGTAGGTGCGGGAGCAGCCGCCCCGATTGGATTTTTCTTCGGCCGTGAGCACGCCCAGCAGCAGGACTTTTTCAGCGGGGCGGAGGATGCCGCGCTGGGCGACTGGGAAGCCGCCAAGTTCTGGAAATGGGACTACCCAAGCCGGATGGACCTGTATTGCCCGACTGTGACCACGCTGTTACTGGCCCTGCTGGCTCTTTTGGCGGTGTAGCATGATTCACGCGGCAATTTCCCTGCTGTTCTGCCTTTTCGTGGCGGCAACGCACGGCAACAGCGAAGCCCTGTTCCTGCCCGCCATCTGGTATATGGGCCGGGAGTTCGCGCAGGCCGAGTACCGCTACATCGCCGCCTACTGCGGCGGCAAGAGGGCCAACATGCCGTGGTACGGCGGGTTCCTGCCGGATGCGTGGACGGTCAAGGGCGTGCTGGACTGGCTGCTGCCTTCCCTCGTGTGTCTTGGCATGTGGACGCTCAACTATATCTGGGTGCAATGCTGACTGCGTTTGATCTGTTTTGGCTGTCCATATCTGCCAGATTTAGACAAATTTTTTTGGCAAGCCTTGCGCTGGCATGGCAGGATAATTCCCAAAAATACGGGAGAACGCCATGCCGCCCAAGAGCAATCAACTGGTGCTGCCCTTTGACAGATTGACCGAGAACGGGCTCAAGCCGATTCTAAAAAAATTTGCCAAGTTTGAATGCCCCGTTGCTTCCGTGGACGCCCCCAACAAGGCAAAGCGAGAGAGCGGGATGCTGGTTAAGAGCTTCACCCTGATCTTTGAGGACGGGCAGAAAATGCTTGTCAAGGTCAAGGCGGGCGGCACTATCTACCAAGTCAAGCTGAACAACAAGGTTGTCCCCGTGCGCAACGTGGACAACATGGACAAGGCCGTCGGCGAGATGATCGACTATGTTCACGACAACGCCAAGGCCTACGCAAGGGCGAAGATACAGCGAGAACGCCGCAAGATTCGTCCGACAAAACCCTCTGTCACAACCACTCGCCAAGAAAAGCTGGCCCAGGCCACCGAAGACCTGCAGCAGCTCACCCAGACCAACGCCGACCTTGAAAAACAGTTGGCCGACACCAACACCTCCACGGCAACGTCGCGCGCCGAACTCGCAGCCGCAGAAAAGGCCCTGGATGCCGAACGAAAGAAAACAGCGTCCCTTGAGGCGCAAATCGCCGAACTTGAGAAGGCGCAAGGAGCATAGCCATGTGTGAGCGCGTTGAGGCCATGAATCCCGTGTACGCCATGCGGATTATTGATTGCGATGATCTGCATCCTCGCGGATTTTCGGAAAGTGAGCTCGTGAATGCCCTGAACGAGCTCGGCGCCACGCGGCATGACTACGACATGCTCATGGAAAGCGCCACGTTCGAGGAAGTTGACGCCTATTACAACCCCGGCACTGATGAAATTTCCCCGGACTACATCCTTGAAGCCATCGTCGTTGACAAGTTCAGCAAGACAGAGCGCCGCATGGCCGCTGTGGTGCGTGTCCTGAACCGACACCTCGCCGGGAAGGAAATCACAGCACTGGACGCCATTGTGGGCAAGCCCCGCAAGCGTGGGAGCTTCGCCTATGTCACGGTGCAGCTTCCGTTCTCCGACGGACAGGTGGTATCCGTGATTTTCCATGCGCCCGAAGGCGACCGGAAGAAAATCACCCCGTCCGACCGCATAGTGGCCTTCCAATGGCTGCTGAACAAAAGGGACATTACGCAGGTTGTGGCCCCGGAGGACGGTTCCGAAGTGTCCCTTGAATCCATCGGCAAGCGGATCACCCAGTTGGTTGTGAAAAACAGTGCCCGCTTTGAGCGCACCCAGAAGGAAGCCGCTGCGGAGCGCAAGGCGTTGGATGAAGCCCGCGAAGCTGTGAAGAACGCCGAGGACAAGCAGCGCGAACTCATGGACGGGGTGGCGCAGGCATCCAAGGATGCTGAAACGGTGACGGCGCAGCTTTCCAATACTCTGGCCTTGCTGGAAAAGCAGAAAACCATCAACGCCGAGCTGCAGGCCAAGCTCGACGCCATGCGCAAGGCTCGGCCCCAGGGCGGGGGCAAGCCTGCCGGAACCTCCGGCGAGGGAGCAGGGAGAAATGGCGCAGGCGTGGAATCCGGTTCCGTCGGTGCGCCTGACGGCGCAACCGTCAGCAGTTATGTCAAGGATGGCGGTGTCTGGAAGATGCGCCTGAAGGACGGCAAGCTCATCGACCTCCCCATCACAACGCAGGAATCTGCAGAAGCCCAGTGGCGGTTTATCCACGAAAGAGGCAATGCCGACCCCTCCGAACCTGTTGTCCTGGATGTACCCCTGTCGCTCCCGAAGACTGAATATCGGCCCGAAGAAATGCGCGTCGCCCATGTGCGCGACAAGGGAAAAGACTGGTATCTCGTCCAGACCTGGCGCAACGACGGCGAATGGGTCACACAAAAGGAGCATACCTCCGCCCAGACTGCCATGGACGATGCCCAGGGTTGGTATCCAGCCCCCCAAGAGCCGGAAGGAGGAAACACCGGCGCCAACACGGCGACGCCGGTGTTTGCCACCACCCTCAATGACATTGTTGCCGGCAAGTATGACGATGACACCGACAAGGTGGACAGGCTGTTGGACGAAGCCGCAGGCCAGGCAGAAGCCGCAGGGCGCTTTGAAGAGTTTGAGGCCTTGTTCAATCGGGCTGCAGACCACCTGACAGAACTGCTCAAGAAAAAGCAGGGGGCGATGTGATGGCGCTGTCATTCAAGGAAAAACGTGCGCTGCAGCAGGAAATTCAAACCTGTTTCGCCTCGCTGGAAAACGGCCCGGACTTCAAGACCAAGCGCAGCCTTCAGAAGCAGCTTGCCGACGCTTTCGCCAAGCTGGAAGGCAAAGTGGCAGGGGCGTTCAAGTCGCTCTATGAGCAGCTTGTGGCCGGAGAATTTCTCAAAGAACCCGTGGTGCGGTTCGTGAGCATTTTGGAGCGCGTTGCCAAGGAGATCGGGGGGGACATCAAGGCCCTGCATGAGCCCGTCATTGCCTATCTGGCCGCGCACCGCTCGGAAGATGGCGTGTATGAAAACGCCGGTATCCCGCAGGATGCCGTCACCATCCTGGCCGAAGACGGGGATTTGAAAAGGCGGATCAGCGCAGTGCGGCGCAGGCCAAAGGAATCCGGCGCCGGAGACGACATTCTGATAGACATCGACAAAGAGTTCGAATCGCCGGACACTTTCCGCGAAATCGTCCGCGCCATCGACGATGCGCGCTCCGTGGACACGGTGATTCTCAAGGTCAATTCGCACGGCGGCCGCACGGATTCAGCCCAAGCCGTATATGTGGCTCTGCTCGCCACCAAGGCAAACACCATAGCCCAAGTCATCACCGCTTACTCGTCCGGCTCTCTTGTCACGATGCCATGCGACGAAATTCAGACCACCCCCAACTGCACCATGATGATCCACAACGCCAGCGCCTTTTCATGGGGCAAGGTCGGGGACATGAAAACGCAGTCCACTTTCCTGGAAGAGCATTTCAAAAAATGGTTTGGCGAGCTCTACGCCGGTTTCCTGACGCAAGAGGAAATAGCGGACGTGTTCAAGGGGCAGGACATCTGGCTGCGCGAGGAGCAAATCAGGGAGAGACTGGCCCGCTGGACGCCCATCCGCCGCCGCAAGGCCCAAGGCCGGGGCGACAAGCCGGAGGCGTAATATGCCCCTTTCGTGGACGCCTGAACAAATTGCAGAGGAGATCCGCAGGCAGACAACGCTTGACGGGCTGATCGGCGTTATCGGCTCATGTTTTGGGCAAGATGGGGAAATACTACGCCATGCCGCTGATGACCTGGATTTTCTGGCCGATGTCCTGGCCCGCGATGCGCGGGGGGAACAGATAGCCGCAGAGGAATTGTATGAATTTTCGGAACGTGCCCGACTGCCTCACCCAGACGTCGTAGAAGCCATTTTCAACACTGATGACCTCAAGGCCGTGCGTTCGCGGCTACAGGCTGCAGGACAAAATGTGGATGTGGACGCAGCCCTGCGTGAACAGGGCAACGATTTTATTGCGCAAAGGCTGCCGTTAATACCCGAAAAGGCCAAGGAGCTATTGCCAAAACTGAAACGCTTGGCAGAGCTCGAAAAGACCGCTCGCAAAAGCGTAGATGAATCCTTTGCTGGAGGGTTGTTTAATGCGGCGTGGGATGCCGCGCACGGGGATCAGCGCTACAAAGAAGCGTTGGGTCTTCCTGGTTCTACGTCGGCACAGTGGCAAAAGAGACATAAGGCGCTTAGGAAAATCCGAAAAGAATACGAAGCCAAACTGCTCACGGAAGGCGAAAAAGAACTTCCGATATATGAAGAGCTCAACGCCCTGCGCGAAAATGCAAACGATGCGCAAGAGGCAATACTGACAGATACCATTACAGCGCTTAAGGATGCCTCCATCGTCACCGACGAAATAGCAAAAGAGTGGGCCAGCAACGCCGTATTCTTTAATGACAATGCCCTCAACAAGCTCAAAAAACTTGGTTTTACCGAAGAGAGCATCCGGCAGGACATGGCCCAGATTTACCAGCTTGTCGGCGGCAAGTTAGGGCCTGTGGAATTTTGTCTCCAACGTGGCGGCAACCGTGCTTTTGCAAGCGGGCGCTTTCAAGTTTTCGTGCAAGGAGACTTCAACAAAACAACGCTCTTTCACGAAATAGGCCACCTTGTAGAAAATTGGGATAAAGCCTCACAGCGCGCCTGTCACCAATTCATTCGTCACAGAGCCACAGGGCCGGCCAAGCCTCTGCGCGAACTGGCACATGCTGGCTATGGAAGCAATGAGGTCGCGTTCCCCGATTCCTTCATCGATCCCTATGTGGGCAAGGTCTATGAGGGCGGCTCTTCGGAGGTGTTCTCCATGGGCTTTCAGGCATTCGCCAGCCCAAAGCTGCTTGCCGAGCTTGCCGCAACGGATCCGGAACACTTCAAGTTGGTACTTGCTATTTGCCGACGGAAGAACCCGGATATTGCCGTCGTCGCGCAGAAGTACACGGCCGTCGCTCAAAAGAAGGCCGCAGAGCGGGCCGACGCCAAGGCCGCACTGGATGCTTGGCGCAAGGCTCTTGGAAAGGCCGCAAATACGGCGCTGTTCGAGGCTCTATCGCAGCCGACGGGTTTTGCCGGCTTCAAGATTGACCGTTTCGGCTCCCAGTATGGTTTATGCTACTGGGGAAAGATTGGGGATTATTATTCGAGCCTATCTGTCAGTGATGAAGAACAGGAACACTGGATACGCATGATACAAATTGCGCCAAAAACAGAAGTCCTGCGCAAGGCATATATGCTTATTGCCAACGCAAAACGGCTGCTTCCGGTGCAGTATGATGACGTAAAAAAGGCCGCTGATGCGCTTTTCCCGGCGCTTATTAAACCGCCGCAGTGGTTTGTCGATGATCCTAAACCGCTTCCAAAGGTCGTATAATGAAGACATACGAGTTTCGCATTGGGATGCGAGAGGGCTGCAGGGGTGTCGATACGCCCGTGCTCCAATGGGATGCTCAAGGCATCGACGCCTTCACAAGCGGCACCGCCGTCCTTCTCATGGAAGTCGAGGCATGGGACGAAATCCCTGACAGCGAGCCCTATGTGTCCAAAGGCGGCGAAGACGCCCTATATCAGTTTTTTATCGACTGGTTGAGCGAAAGCCTCGACATGCGCGGAAAGCCCATTGACGGATCGCGTTTTTCACCCCGCCAGCTCTATGAAGCATTATCAAGGGGCTGGCAGTACGGGTTTGCCGTTGACGGGGAAGTTCCGCAGGGGCCCGAAGGCGGGGATATCGTTGAGCCCGGCCTGGACAGTTACGAAAGCGCAACGGCTGCACTCAAGAATATACAGGGAGAATCATCCATGCACGGGATTCTGGAACGAACCTCCACGCCGAATATCGAAAGCGAAGTCCGCGCCGCCTCCACATTCTCGGAGTTGAAAAACATCCTGCTCCGCGCCTTTGGGGCCGTGCTCCCACCCCAGGCCGACGAATACAAGGATGAAAATTCGGATTATGGCCTGAAGGTTCGCGGCGTGAAGGCCCGCGAACGCATCAACGCGCAGTGCCGCGACATCCTGGAGCGCGTGAATGGCGACCCTGCGGCGTTGACAGAGGCGGATAAGGAGGTGCTGCGCCAGTACAGCGGGCGGGGCGGCACATCCGACAACTCGCAATATGAATACTACACCCCCAAGCATGTGGCAGAAGGGGCATGGGACGCCATGAAGGCCAACGGGTTTGTGAACGGCAACGTGCTTGACCCGTGCTGCGGCGCTGGCATTTTTTCCGGCACAAAGCCCGCCGGGGTTGTCGTTTCCGGCAACGATATTGATCCCGTGGGCTCCGGCGTCGCCGCGTTGCTGAACCCCGGTGACGCCATTTCCACACGTTCGTTTGAAGACGTGGTTATGAACACGGAAGACGACACGTTTGATTCCGCTATCGGCAATGTGCCTTTCGGCAACGCCCGCGGCGCATCCATGCACCTGGATCCGGCCTACAAGAACGAGAAGAGCATCGAACGCTATTTCCTTTTGCGTGCGCTCGACAAGATTCGCCCCGGAGGCCTCGCCGTTTTCGTCTGCCCGGTGAACATTGTTGGCGCACGCGGGGGCAAATGGTCGCAGTTCCGCATTGCCCTTTCCAAAAAGGCTGAATTTCTGGGGGCGCATAAGCTCCCCTCCAAAACATTTGCTGCCCAAGGCACAAACACCGTTGTAGATGTGGTTGTGCTGCGCAAGCATGGGCGTGATCTGCTCAACCGCTTGAAGGCCGATGAAATTCCTTTGGATACGCTCAAGGAAGCCAATGTGGTCTGGGAGGAGTTCATCAGCGGGAAATACTGGCAGGGTGAGGGGCGCAAGTTCATCATGGGGCGCTATGTGCCAAGGGTTCCGGGCGACCGTTTCAGCCGTGAAATTGTGGATGGCGACATCGACGACATGAGCCTCAAGCGCAACCTGGCCCGCAGGTTTCAGAGCCGCATCAACTGGGACATCCTGAATGCGGCAGAACCTATCCTTCGGGCATACCAAGAGGGCGACCGACGCTCCATTGACGGGGAAGCCTACGAGCTCCGCAATGGCGAATGGGTGAAAGTCGAAACTGTTTCCAAGGTTACAGACATCGACCCTGCCAAGTTCGGCGTTTCCAGCGTGGAAGAGCTGGGCGCACTGCTCAATGATCCCGCCGGCGCGCTGCGTCTCTCTCTGGACAATGCCTTTGCCGCCTTCAAGGCCTACCCTGAATTGTTGAGCCAGCAGCAGAAAAACGCCGTCGAATTTGCCATGTCCCAGTCACGCGACGATATGCGCGAGCAGGCCTACCGCGGCTCCATTCTTGGCGCCATGCTGGTGAAGCTGGGCGCGGATGAACAGGGCGGCGAAGACGTTGACGCTCGACGGAAGGCCCTGCAGGAAGCCATCACCAGCGAAATTGAGCGGTTCGGCCATCCGGCCAATAACCCCAAGCTGTCACTCACCGGCACGTCTTCGCGCGCCTTTGGCGTGTTTATGAACGCCGTGGACACCAAGGGCAACTTCTCGGATCTGCTGGCCGGCAAGCTGGATAAAACAAGCGCCAGGGGTTATGTGGAAGACAATGTGGCCGACATTGTGAGTTATTTGCAACGCAGCAAGGGCGATCAGGTTGAATTGGAAGACGTGCAGGCCCTTTACAAGGGCACGGCCACAATAGGAAATCTGGGCGACCTTGCAGGCATAGAGGGAGTGTCCATCACCGCCGAGGGAATGTTGCAGCCCGCGAGCCTGTATTGTGCAGGCGATGTGGTTGGCAAAATGGCATCTCTTACCGAAGCCATCGCCCAGACGGACGATGCGCGCCTCAAGACGCAGTTCCGTAAACAGATTGACGAGATGAATCGCAAGATTCAGCGCGTGGGAACGGAAGACATCACGTTCGGACTGCAGAACAAGTGGTTCAGCAAGCAGTATATCCTCGACTTCCTCCACGACAACGGCTACCCAAACGCCGTATTCGGTGAATATCGGGAAGTGGACTATCAGGAGGACGACGGCACCGTCACAAAGAAAGAGCAGTTTGTCGAAGATTTGCAGTCCCAGGATGGCAAGTTCTTCATTTATGGCGTAGGCAGTTGGCACAGAAAGCCGGAGAAGTTTGTCGCCCAGTTCGAAAAATACCTGAACGGCGAAAACATCACCTCCAATGAGCAGGAGCGCATTGCCGAGTACAAGGACGAAGCCCGGCGCATTGAGGGCGCATTTGACGCCTGGATGAAGCAGCACCTCGACATTGATGAGCTTACCGAGCAGTACAACCTGAAATTCAACGGTTGGGTGCCGGTGGAGTATGATACCGGCCCGCTGGATATTGACGACATCGTATCCGGCAACATCACGCCGCATACCTACCAGTGTGCCGAGGTGCGCCGCCTGTCCGAACAGGGTGCCGGCATCTGCGGTTTCGGCACGGGGCTGGGCAAGTCCTTCACGGCCCTGGCCATGGCCGGCTACAATTTCAAGCACGGGCGCGCCAAGCGCACCTGCATCGTGGTACCTTCCTCCGTTCTGGAAAATTGGTATCACGAGGCGCGCGTTTTCTATAACGAAGGCTACATGCGCTCCAACGTGCTTTTTGTGGGCCTTGAGCCCGTCATAGACAAGAACGGCAATGTGGAGCGACGCGCCATTCTGGACGAAAACGGCCAGCCCAAGACCGGCAAGGACGGACAGCCCATCATGCAGGATGTGGTGCGCTTCGCCAAGGGCAAGGAAGATGTCTATGAGGCCATGTGGAAAATTCCGCAGTCCAACTATTCCCTTGTCGTTATGACCAAGGAGAAGTTTGAGAGCATCCCCATCAAGCCCGAAACCATGCGCGAGTACACCAACGAAATGGTGTCCCGCCACCTGATGAGTGAAAAAGAGGCTGACGCGCTGGAAAGCAAGGGCGCCAAAAAGCGCCGCTCCTATCAAGATGACGTGAAACAAATCCGGCTGGAAGGGGAGTACAGCAATGCCGGTTCCGCCAAGAAGGGCGAGTTGCCGTATCTTGAAGACATGGGCTTCGATTCCATCATCACGGATGAAAGCCATTTCTTCAAGAACTCCCTGAAGGGCGGCAAACGCACACAGGGGATTACCTATGTGCCCAATCCTGTCCCCTCCAATATCGCCATCGACATGTCAATCAAGACAGCCTGGCTGCGGCGCAAAAACGGAGGGCGCGGCGTGTACGGCCTCACAGCAACGCCTGTGACAAACAGCCCCATTGAGATATTCAACATGCTCAATCTTGTCTGCCCCAAGGAGGAGTTTGAGGCAAAGAACATCTACACTGTGGATGACTTTGTGCGCTTCTTCGGCGACATCCAGCAGAAGCCGCGCGCTACGGTATCCACCGAGATAAAGTGGTCTGATACCCTGGTAGGTTTCAAGAATCTTTCCGGCCTGCGCGGCATGTTCAGCAAGTACGTCAACATCAAGACAGTCAAGGATGTGGATGACGAAATCCATGTTCCCAGCGCGGTTGACGTGGAAGAGCAGGTGGAGATGACGACCGAGCAGGCAGAGGCCTACGAGGGGTTGCGCAAGCAGGCTGCGGCCGCCACCAAGACGCGCACGGGGAAAAAGGGGGAGGCGAGCATCTTCTCCATCATGCGGAACATGGATCGTTGCACCACGGACATGGATCTTTTCAAGCGTCAGATGACGTTTGTTTTCTCCGATGTGCATAAGGACAAGATGCAGGCCTTTGTGCCGAAACTTCCCACGCAGTTCACGGTGCAGGAAACGGACGAGGACACGGGCGAAAAGTACCCCGTGACCTATGACTTTGAGCCGCAACTTGTGGATAACGGCGCCGGCACGTTCTCGCTCATTGTGCATGAGCAGCATGAGGAAGCCGTGCTGCGCGCCCTGCGCGAGTTCGGTATTGACGAGAGCGAGACAACGCACCCCCTCACACCGAAGTATGCCAAGCTCATTGAGAACCTGAAAAAGCATCTGGATGTCGGTGGCAAGCAGATCGTTTTCACCGAAGAAAAGTCACAGCACCAGAAACTCAAGCGCATTCTGGTGCATAACCTCCCCATTGTTGACGCACAGGTTGCCATCATCAATGCGGAGGATGCCTCCGGCGACAAGCTGGACAAAATCTCGAAGGCCTACAATTCCGGCTCGGTCAAAATCGTCATCGCCAATAAAAAGGCGGAGGTGGGCGTTAACCTGCAGAAGGGCACCACAGCCATCCACCACCTGACCCTGCCGTGGACGCCGGCCAGCATTGACCAGCGGAACGGTCGCGGCGTTCGCCAGGGCAATACGGTTGAGTCTGTGGACGTGTACTACTACGAGGGCAAGGGCACGTTTGACGCCTACCGGAAACAGCTTCTGCAGGCAAAGGCAGGCTGGATCGGAGCGTTGCTCACCGGCAAGGATGCCCGTGCCGAAAACGCTGACGTGTCCACCAACGAAGAGATGCTTGCCGTGCTCACCGGGACGCTTGACGAATACCGTGCTCACAAGGCCGAAGAGGAAAAGCGCCGGGCGAACGCCGCGCGGGATTTGCTTGTCAACCGCTTGCGCCAACTGGCATCCATTCAAACGGCACTTTCCACGCTCGATGAGCGGCGTCAGCGCGCCCAGAATGCCGCAGACGCAGAGGTGCAGAATCAGGAAGCCCGTGTGCGTCGTTACGAGGCCCAGGGCATGGAAGAATCGGCCCTCAAAAAGGCCAGGCAGACCCTCGAAAAGCTCAAGGCCAAAGCTGCGGGCATCAATGCCAAGTATGACACCGAGCGGCAGAAGAGCGAGGCGCAGCGCAAAATGATCACCGGCATCCTCCGGCAGGCTGAAAAGCAGGGCGATCTGCCTTTTGACGCGGCTCTGATAGACCACCCGGAAAACTGCCTTGTCACTCTCGACAGCGGAATGTACGCCGTCGGGGAATTTCTGGAATTTCCCGAAGACAACGACAACCCCTACGCCTATCACCGCCGCCCGGTCGGCGTGTACCGCATCACCGGCGTCCGGCAGGATACGCGCATGCTGGAACTGGAAGGCGTCATGCGTGACGACAGACAAACCATCGACACCGTGAAGCTGTCCAGCTACGCCAAGAAGGTCAGTTATTCGGCCAGCGAAATTGCTCTGAAACGCCTTCTGACCGGCAATATGCCGTATCATAAGCTGGCGACATCCGGGCTCACCCGGCAGCAATTCGAGGAAAACCGGGAAAACGCATCCATCAACACCGTGGGCGGTGCATTTGTGCAGGATCGCAGTGGGGCAATGCTGCTTGTCACCCGCGACGTGCCGGAGAATATGCATCTGGTGTGGCCGGAGCCGCAGGACGCGGACTTCCGCAAGCAAGCCATGCAGGCATACTTGAAGGCCAGGCGTAACGGACTTCCACGTTATTCCGTGGATGTGGTGATGGAGACTCTTTTTGGCAGGGACTTTGAGGAAGAGGCTGCCTCTTACGGAAACAATGCCACGGAAACCGAAGCGCGCGAAGTTCTTGCCCAGGCGTGGGTCAGCAGCACGGCGCGGTTCAATGACAGACCGCCTTCATTCTTCGTGGACTTCTGGAATGACGTGTACCGCACATTCAATGACGAGCTGGTGCGGGCTATTGGTGAACACGGCTATGACAACATTGACATGTTCAACGGGCTTGTGCCTCCCTTCCTTGACGAAAAGCGCGACGAAGCCATCCGCCGAAATGAAGAGGCCTTGCAGGAGGCCAAGCGCAAGGCAGATGAGGCTCTGCGCAACCACCCGGATTTCAAGGAAGTGCCCAGCGACATGCGCGATAAATTCCGTGCGCTCGGCATTGATATTCTGTATAATACAACTGACACAACGCTATCCTTCCGCAACAGAGCGCAAACTATTCCTGCTTTCTCTCGCCTCTTTATGTATGACAGCAGGGGCATGGGCGGAAGTCTCTATAGGATGAAAGAAATACTCAAGAGCCGCTACGGAGCACAATTCACCAAGGCATGGAGTGAGCATGGCGGTGCGTGGTGGCATGTCCAGGCCAGCGTTAACCTCAACGACCTGTACGAATTACTGGCATAACGGAGAAGAACCATGTCGCTGATATTTTACAAGCCGAGCATTGAAGAGCTTGCACCCCTGAAGGACGAGGCCACAAAGAACGGTCAGGTCTCCGAGGCTGAATGGTTGCAGAAAATGTCCGACACTATCGCCGGGCTTATCCGTAATGACCCGCGCAGATACCGTGCTTATGGCCCCTACTGGTGGACGCTCAAGCGCATCCTCATAGACCGCGGCCATACGGAGTTTGGCGACAGTCTGGACGCGGAATGGCTGGAATATGTGGACTATGGCAACCCCGTCTGGAATCTGTTGGCCTGCTGGGTCTATGGGGAGGTGGCCATGGATGGTGGGCTGATGTATTCCAACCACCATGTGATCACCTTTGTGCCGGAATCCGAGGATGACGGAGAGGCAGACGACCGTGAATACACCCTTGTCGATGACGAGGTCGAATCTCTGGCAATCGGGTAGCAGCCATGCGCACAAACAAGAGGACGCGACAGGAGAGGCAGCGTGTCGATGGTGTTCTGTTCGGCATCCCGTCTCCCGCAAGCATTGTGACCGCCAGCGATACGGGTAATACGTCGCTTGAGGCGATGTACCCCGGCTGGGCCAGCGTGGGGCAACGTGAAGCCGTCATGGTCGGACTGCCCGCCACCGGCGCCGCGTATTTCGCAGGCGGTGCAGGTGCGAATACGGTCGAAAATGCCTGGGCAAGCCTTTTGGGTGTCGCTTCCGGCGGGGATGAAGTTCCCCTGAAGCATGTCCTGCCGGAGGAGCGGTCTGCCCGATACGCAGTGCTGCGCCTCATGGCGAAAGATCCCACCATTGATTCGGCCATCAAGATGCACATCTCGAATGCATTGAGTTCCAAGTCGGACACGGTTGAAAGCGTGTATATCAAGCCGGCCGACGCTGACGGCAAGCCGAACAAGATTGTTGATGACCTGCGCGCCACACTCATGCCCATCATCAAAAAGGATGCGAACGAATGGGCCAGGAAGGCGGCCGTGTACGGCTCATGCTTCGGGCGCGTCTATGGCAAGCAGGGCGTGGGCATCCAGAGTGTGCGATGCGATTTCCATACCCATCCGCGCTTCATCCAAAAATTTGAAAAGGGCGGGCGGTTGGCCGGCTATACGGCCACCTATCAGGGAGCAAGCTCCTATGCGCGCCAGTTGCGGCTTCTTCCGCCGTGGACATTTGTCGGGTTTGAGATTCCCGAATGGTGGGATTCGGAGAACATAGAGCCAATCAATGTGGGCGGCATCCCCGTTGACCTGTCCGTGGAAGACCCGGCTATTGAAGGACTGGTAGAATCGCAGGAATACGGCACGTCGCTGATTGCCACCGCTTACGGGCCGTGGATGGATTTGCTTGATGCCATCTGCTCCCTCAAAATGTCCCGACGCAATGCGGCCCGGCTGGAGCGCATCATTGGGGTGAACACGGGAAAGCTCGACCCGGAGCGCGCGGCTCGGTATCTGGATCAGATTGCGGAGCGCGTGACAAACGCCTCGAACGATATTCAGACGCAATCCTATCTGCATGGTACCGTGCAGACGGTGGTCAACCACATTCTGCCCAATTTCACAGACAAGGGCGGCATTCAGGTTGAGGCTGTGCAGGGTTCGCCTGACATAAATGGCTTGGAGGACGTGCTCTTCCAGGTGAAGCGTCTTGGTGGCGCCATAGGTGTTGATCCCTCACTTCTGGGCTTTGGCGACTTCCTTTCCGGCGGGCTTGGGGACGGCGGCTATTTTCGCATGTCCATCATGGCCGCCGTAAAGGCCGACCTGCTGCGAAAGGCCATCAAAAACGGCATTCATCGTCTCTGTGAAATTCACGTCGCCTACAAGTACGGCAAGGTTTTCCTGCCAGATGAATGCCCGTGGGAAATTGGCTTCAACAGCGTCAGCACGGCCATTGAGCGTGAGGAGCAGGAATCGCTGGAGGCCCGGACGAACGCCATTGGCGGCATTATCGGATCTTTCGGCGTGATAGATCAGGAATTTTCCATCGCGGACAAACGCGAGTTGGCGCGCGAGGTATGGAAGATGCTGCGCTTGGATGAAGACGCCTTTGAGCGGGTATTCCCCAAGGAAAAGGCGAAAGCAGCGGAGGAAGCTGCCGCAGCCCTCGCCGCCGGAGATGGCGGTGGAGAGGGTGAGGAATTTTAGGAGGCCATGGCCATGAGCGAACTTATCAAATGCTCCTTTTCCCTGCTGGACACCCGGCGCAAGTACACCGGCCGGCATCGGCAGTACATGATCGACAATGCCCGCGGCATCTGCTACTCGCCCGCCACGCGGGAGAGGATACAGAACCGCGAAGCCCTTGGGTTCTATGGACACGGGCGAAGGATTCTGTGCCGCAAAATGGACATCGAGGAAGTGGATGTGATTACGTTGCCAGACGGCCAGCAGGCCATGGTCAGCAACGTGCCAAGCAATGTCACGACGAAATTTGATGTCGCGGAAGACGGCACCGTGAGCCATTCCCAAGAGATTCTCGATACCGAGACGGGGAGAATTGTCTCCGGGCTCAACGCCTCGAAAGTCGGAGGCTTTTCGTGGGCCTGCCCAGGTAAGGACGGCGGCACAAAGCGTCCGACTTTGCTCACAGGGTTCAGTGGTTTCGATTATGTGTTGTCGCCTGGCTTTTCCGCAAACCGCGGCTATGTGCTCGAATCAGCCCGCGGCGACATGGTGCTTGAGAGCGTCGCAGCAATCGTCGGAAACGACAAGCGGGCAGAGCAGCTTGTGGCAGGCTGGCGTTTGGAGCTGCATGACCACATGGATGAACTGGAAGATGCCGTATTCGAGAGCCAGCGCCGATACTTCGAACTGGAAGGCCGGCATCGGGCGTTGGAGAATAATCTGGACACAGTGAAAGCGGAGGCGGAGGCGGCGCGCAACGCCCTGGCCGAGGAGAAGGAGAAATTCGCGCATGTTCTCGGCAGGATTGCCGACAGCCTGCCGTTCTTCATCCCCGAAAACGTCATGCACGAGATGTTGAATGGCGACTTCACGCGCGCGCAGGCCGTATTCGAAAGCGCCGCGTTGGTGGATTACTCCCAGTACCCCCTTGGGGGGAGACGCAGGGACGCCACCGCACCCGCAACGCCTGCAGCCAGCCACCAGGAGCCGGAATATGGCACCGCCTCCTACGGCTTTGAACTCAACCTGTGAGACAGGCCAATCGGCATGATGCATAAAGGCCGCGAATCCCGCGGCCTTTCCTGTTTTTTTGAATTTGAGCACTACCTCCAGCGCAAGGGTAAGAGATTTTCAACATCGTGCAGGAAGGCGAACAATCCGCGAGCCATCTCGAAATCGGGGCGAATTTCCAAGGGCCTCGGAACGACATTCAACAGCCAGTCGTGGATGATGGAGCTGGTGTTCCATCTGGTGGTGCCGAAACGGTCGTCATCCAACAATGCAGCCCCCTCGACTGCCAGATCCCGAAGAGTGCGATCTGTCTGTGCGCGGAGGGCTTCAACCTTTTCGAGGAAGCGAACAAATTTTTCTCTGTTTGTGTCAGGCTTCGGCATCGATAAGGCTTCCGGCTGGGGCAGCGCCTTTTGCTTAGGTTCAATATCCAGCCGCACCAGATAGGCCACAGCTTCGGCAAGACGGCACTGCGGAAGCTGGCAGTAGCGGGCAATGCGGAAGTGGTTGTTGAAGCGGCTCCAGATTTGGGGATATAAGCCGCGCCCCTTGCGCTGTGCTTCGGGCAGGGACTCCACCTTGGCCTTGACGATGTTCTGCAACGTGCATTGCTGCTCCGGCGTCAAAGGCGCGTCGGAAGAGGGCAGAGTGGACGGCGCCGTAATGGGGCGTTCGGCGCGGCCCTTCGTCCAGTAGTCCCACAGGGCGTCGTCGCACTCACGCTGGTACAACTCAATGCGCGGGCGAAGTTCGGGCTTGACCTTGCGAGGATTGATGGATGCGAGGAAGGCAGGCAGTTTTCGGACGGGCAGGCAGGTTGTCTCCTGTTCGCCACCTTCGGAAGGTGTGGCGATTATCACCACCCCCCAACGTTCCTTGCTGGCGCGTAGCTTTGTGGCTTGTGCCCGCCAATCCATGCCCATATTCTCAATGATAGGCTTAACGGGCGCGAATGGCTCGCCGTGATAGTCAATGCAGAAAATCATGTCGCCGTGAAATTGGACGGGGGAAAGCTGGCACAT